CAGGCGGCGATCAACATCTAAGGAGTCAGCATGGCACTATTCGACAGGCTCGTCGGCGTAGCAGGCTCGGAGCGAATCCCGGTCCACACTTTCATGGCCTCGCTCGCGGAGTACGGGAGAGGCACGCTCATTCAGGCGCAGATCGTCAAGCACTGGAACCTCGATGCTGGTGAGGAGGGCGATCTGAGAACCTTCTTCCTTGACAAGCAGGACGCTAAGACGAAAGCAAAAGACAACACCCGCGAGTACGCCTCAATCGTTCACGACGTTCTGATTCTGGCCGAGGCCAAATTCGAGGGGTACGTCACGCCTGACGATGTGGCCGGGATGCTGAAGGCTCTGCTGTAAGGCCGCGATGGCACTCAGCACCAAGGTCGGCACGTTCCTCGCGGTTGACGGAGTGGCTGGCACCACTCAGGCGATCACGGGTGTCGGCTTTCTTCCGAAGGCCGTCATCTTCTGGTGGGCTGGTTCTGCATCCGCAGTAGACGAGAACCTAAGCGCGGACGCTCGCTTCGGCATGGGCTACGCCGTCAGCGCGACGGATCGTGGATGCCACGGCAGCTACATCCAAGATGCTCAGGCCACGACTCAGACGGAAGTCTCTATCCGTGGCGATGCGTGTATCGTGCAGTCGTCAGCGGGCGCTTTCGCACCAGAGGGTCTGTGGGATCTTCAGTCGATGGACGCTGACGGGTTCACCATCGTCGTGGACCTCGACCCACCGGCAGCGGCGTCCCGCAGGATCTCCTACCTTGCAATCGGTGGTGCTGACATCTCAAGCGTGAAGGGCGGGAACTTCACGAAGGCAGCTGCAACCGGGAATCAGGCCGTGACCGGCGTGGGCTTCCAGCCCGACATCACCTTCTTCTTCGCTACGGGTGAGGGTGGCCCACTTCCCGACGTCGACTTCAACGCCCGCTACGGATTCGGAGCAGCGATCTCGGCCGCGAAGCAGGGGGTTACTTGGACTTGGGCTGAAGACGGGAACGCAAACACGAACGACCAGAGGTACACCCGCTTCGACGAGTGCATGTACGTCGAAACCAACACCAGCGCACAGCAGCGGGCCACCTTCGTATCGCAGGACAGCGACGGCTTCACCGTCAACTGGCTGGCAGGAACAACCGCAGTCCCGATCCTCTACCTGTGCATCAAGGGTGGACGCTGGCACATCGGCAACAGCCAATCGCGCACAACGATTGGGAGCATTGTGACTACCGGCTTCGGATTCACTCCGAAGGGCGTGATGGTCCTGAGCAATAACACCACCGCCCAGTCGGCCGCGGGGACTCCAACGTCAGACCATTCGCTATCGGTTGGAGCGGCTGCCAGCAGTGCCGCCGCGGATCAGAGCGCCCAAACCAACTGGGAGGCGACTGGGCTGGCAACATCCGATTGCTATTGGGCCATTGGCTACGGTGCCGTCTATGGGAACATGACCGTACCGGCCACGCCGTCCGGCTTCCAAGTGTCGAGCCTCGACGCTGATGGTGTGACGTACCAGCAACTGGTTGGGGACACAACGAACCGGGTGTTCTGGTACATCGGGATGGGGGACTCACTTGGTGGCCCGCCGCCGGGGCCGAACGCGCTCATGATGATGGGGATTGGATTATAATGGTGTGCATTTGCGGCAAAAATATGAGATACTTAGGACATTGCAAATGGCTCTGCCTAGCAGATGGATTCATTCAAGGTTGTAGTGAGGGAATAGACTAATATGGCTAATATTGATCAAGACTTAGCCGCGGAACTTTCAGCTAGTGAGCGGGAAAAAGCCCTTTTAAACTGGCTTCGTATGAAGTTCGGTGAAGGGATCGTACAGCTCAAGAAAGAAAGAGCCTGGGATCAAGCACCCCTAGCCATCAATTATATTGAAGGTAAGCAGGGGACTGCTAAAGGGAAAGCTCTCAGCCGCGTAACAGATAATCGTTTAAGGAAGCTTGCCCTGGAAATTGCTGCCACCATGACAGACGTCCGACCCATATGGAACTATGAGACCTATGATGAGGGCTCAAAGGAGCAAAGCGATGTACTTAACAAACTCGCCAAATCTTGGTGGCGTAATACAAAGGCAGATCGGAGACTCGTCAGCATCATTCTATACAGTCTGGTTGGCGGCTCAGGTTATGGCCTTCTCACCTATAACTCCGAGCTTAATGGCGGACAAGGGGATCTTGAATTGGTTCCCTTCGACCCCCGGGATGTTATCCCGGTAGACCCGGTTTTCTCCGATGACATCCAAGCCTGGAGAGGAATCATCCTCCGACAAAGGCTTCCTCTTGAGACTATCCGGAGAATGTTCCCCACCAAAGCTTCTAAGCTAGCAGGAAAAGTTACTAGCTGGGCTCCAATGGAAGCCCGAGATAAGACCCCTAATTATGTGGTCAGCCCCCAATGGGATATCTTAGATGGTAAGGCGGGGACTACAGAGGCCCCCGGAGTGGACATCATGCGGGCTTACGTAAAGGATGACTCCATTAATCTAACTGATAAGCCTGTAACCTTGGGTGAGGGGGACTGGGCGTATACAGTCTATCCCATGGGTGCCAGCACTCCAGACGGTCAGCTAGTAACCAAAGAGATGGCTAAGCTCTATCCCAGGGGCCGCCTATTAATCTTCACTCCCGAAACTGTCCTTAAAGATATCCCCAATCCCCACTGGCATGGAAAGTTCCCGGTAATACGCTTTACCCTAGATCCACTTCCTTGGAGCCTTCTAGGTTGTAGTATCATCGGGGATCTTATCCCCCTTCAGGATTCACTCAATGAAGCTTTGAGAGGAGCAGATGATGGACTTGCCCAATGGGTCAGGAGAAGTGTTGCCGCGGATAAACGGGCAATGCCTAAGTCGGCCCTCGATGCTTTGGACACCCGCGCTCCTGGTGTCAAGATGCACTATAATCCGGCAGCCGGCGAACCTTTCAAAATTCTGGATGGTCCTAACCCACAAGTCTTCAAGATCTTCGCGGATCTTATCGAATTCTTAAAGGGAGAGATGGAAGACACCGGAGGGACTAGGGGAGTCACCCAGCTTAGCCAGATGGGTCAGATGCCTTCATCAGACACCATGGAGAAGTACCTGGAAGCCCTTTCTCCTCTCCTCCGCTTGCGCTCAAGGAGCATGGAAGTCGCCCTAGGGGAACTAGCAGACCTGCTAAAGGTAGGCTTCTTCCAGTGGTACACCGCGCCACGTCGAATTGAGCTTCTAGGCAAGGACGGGCTTACCAGAGAAGACTTCGACTTTGAGCCGGGGAATATGATCCCTGCTGGAGAAGGCGCTAGGAGTGAAAGAGCGATGAAACATCACCGGCTCTTCAGCTTCCAAGTAGCCCCTAATAGCTGGCTTAATGTATCGCATACTACTCAGAAGATGTTTATGCTTCAGCTCTTTAGAGAGCAGATGATAGATCCTTGGACTATCTGGGATCAGTTCGATGTGCCGGATGCTGGACCTATGCCATCTGAAAGTGTTCCAGAGCGCATCGCAGAAGCTAAGCGAATGGGGATTATGCAAGGTCCTCCACCTGAGCAAGTAAATATGAATCTCCAGCTTCAGATGGCTCAGCTTCAGCAACAGCTGATGCAGATTCAGCAGATGATGCAGCAACCGCCTCCGGGCGCAGCGCCTCCAGGTCCAGGTGGTCCTGGAGCGGCTCCTCCTGAGGGAGCGCCTCCCCCAGACGGTGGTGGTGGCCCAAAAGGCCAGCAGGGCCGGCCACCTAGTGGGCAGGTCCCTCCGCATCTAGAAACTAGGGATGGCGGAACTAGGCCGATAGTTGCAGAAAGTTAATTGACATCTCAGGCGGATACACATATAATGTGTATGCGCTCAAAAAGGGCGTTTAACATAAAGGAGCGTAATATGTCAAAAGGTGGCGGGTCGGTTATGGTGAAGAGTTACCCCATGAATAAGGGTGCGATTTGTTCACCGTTTAAGGATGCAATTGCCAGCCCTAAGGGGATTGGCTCTCCTGCACCCGAGCAAGCGAATAAGAGCGGCAAGAAGTAGCTATTATGGCTACAATGCCGCCCTCTCAGAAAATGGCGGGTCCTCCTCCGGGAGCCACCCCTCAGGGGCTAACTTCAATGTTACCCCAGGGACTACCGGAAGATGACTCAATGGAAGGGTCCGAAACCCCAGGCGGCGGGGGAGGACTCAAAGATGTCTTTGATGAGCTGAGCAATACGCTAGACTCATTGGCTGGAATTCTCCCCGATCAAGCTGAGGCGATCGATATGATCAAAACTGAGCTGGCGGAGGTCCTAGCGAAGGCAGTTTCAGGTGGAGCCTCTTTTCAAGGAAGCACAGAGGGAACAGGCCAGATGAAGCCTAACCCGAACTTCCCTGTCTAGTAGGTAAGCTACCAAGGAGCTTTACGTGAGCAAGAAGGAAGACGAACTGTTCAAGGCGTGGGGTTTGGAAATGGCAAATGAGGTAGAGGCAAGTGAGCAGGATGCACTTGAAGCTTGGCTTGCACTACCAGTTGCCAGAGAAGTCTACCGGGGCACCGTCGGCGAGAAAGAGTTGTATCGCCGGATGAATGAGCTGGATGCTTCTAAAAAGGAACTGGAACAGGCAAGGCGAGAGCTTGAAACTTGGTATGAAGATGAATCACCCAAGAACGCAGCCCTCATTGCTGAGCGAGATGCTCTAAGAGAGCAAGTCGCTTCCGGAACCGGAAATCCCCCCGCAGCCCAAGGAACAGGAATTAACCTTAGTGCAGAAGACCTTGCGAGTCTCAGGGCTCAAGGTGCTAAAGCAGAAGTACTCGATAGACTTCTGCCAGCAGTTCTAGGAGATATGAGCGCAGTGCTCAAGGATTCCATTAAGAACAACTTTGACATTGATCCTCGTGAGGTGATCAAGCTATCACTTCAGCAGGGCATTGAGCCGTGGCGAGCTTATCAGAATCTCACCGCAGAGGAACGTCAGCAACGTGCTGAGAAGTCCCATGAGGATGAGAGGAAGAAATGGTTCGAAGACGGTAGACGTTCTGCGATGACTAACAGCCCCGATCATCTTCAGCCTTCCGGACCTTCGGTGGTTGACTACATTCAGTCTCTTAACAAGACAGTGGAGCAAGGCGGAGTTCGTGCCCCTGAACGGGCAGACCGCGTTTCTGCTGCAATGCGAGAGCTGATTGAAGGCAACCTAGCAGACTAGGCAAGAAGTAACAGGGCCTTTCAAGCCAGCACAATTTGGTGCTGTCTAATAGGAGTTTTAACCAATGGCATTTCTAGATACCGTAAACTCCATTACCCGGAAGACGATTGTCCCCGGACTAGTGGATCAGGTATTCAAGAGTGGCCCGACGATGGCGTACATCAAGCGTAATTGCTTGGCCAAGTATGCCGGCGGCCCCTCTTGGCAAGAGAATTTCCTGTATGATATGATGAATGTTGCTGCATATCAGCCTGGGGATACTTTTGATCTTTCTCAGCACCAGATCTTTACGGGCGGAACAGTAACCCCGCGTTACTACAACGTCCCGGTTCCAGCACTCATCGAGAAGGTGAAGCTAGAGCTTGCAGGTCCTGAAGCTGTATTCAACTACATCGACACGCTAATGCAGACCGCTGCTCTTACCATGAGCGCGAAGCTAGCTACCGACATCTTCCGTCACGGCCAAACTAGTGGCACGGGTATTGCAGTTGATCGTTCCAAGTTCATCAATGGTCTAGACGAGGCGCTCTGCGAGGGCGTAACGGCTGGTCCCTTTGGTGACTTCTTCCCCTCTTATCTAACCCTTACCCGGAATGATGCAAACATTGGGTCAGCTCTAAACTCTCCCAAGCTTGCGACTACGGGCTTTGTGGCTGGAAACGTAGCTGGTCCGCTTAGCTACCCCATCCTAGAGCAGGCCTACAATTCAGTGGTTTATGGCACTGAGTCTCCGGACCTGCTAATCACGACCAATAAGGGCATGAGTCTCATCAAGCTGGCGTTCCACGCTCAGCAAAGGTATGAGGGCACTACTGCTGACTTTGGTTTCCAAGGCATCAAGTTCAACGGTTCTACGATCTTCCAAGATCGTTACGCTCCGGGTACTGATGTCGTAAGCGCGTCCGAAGCTGCGAAGCTAGGCCGCGGAACATCTGGCGCTGCTGAACTCGCTGCCGGCGAAACTCTGTACTTCCTTAACACGAAGTACATCCGCTTTTATCTGTCAACCGATCCGCTATTCGGGTTTGGCTTCACGGGCTTCCTCCCGGCGCAAGACAACTCCCTAGTGGTTGGTCACTACAAGTTTGCTGGTAACATGACCGTACAGGCCCCCCGGCTTGGCCGCGTCCTCTGGGGCATCAGCTAATCTCTGATTGGAGAAATTGAATGAGCAATTTTCAAAAAGATGGTCTCTGGGTCCAGGGTGGGTCAGCTAACCTAGCTAACGTATCCGAAACAGATCCGTACGTTGCGGGCCAAATCGGCAAGGTCATGGGTATTCGACGTGACAATGGCCAGAAGCAGCCGCAGTTCTTTCAGTATGTACAGCGCTATTCGACTGACAGCGAGACCCTAGTTGCGGGTCACCCTGTCTATTGGGTAGATCTTGACGACTTCGTGGTCAGCGGCGAGAGCACCGACTGTCTTGGTGGGACGACTAATCCCATCGTGGCAGGAGTAGCTCTTGGTGCTAGCCCCGCGGCTGGTAAGTACGGTTTCATCCAGGTTTCTGGTATCGCGTCAGCAGCAGTCACGGATACCGTGGTTGCTGGTGAGCGTGTTCAGCTAGCTAACAACGCACAGTTCAAGACTCTTGCCGCGGCGGTAATTACGTCGCAGGCAGTGAGTGTGCCTGTCGCTCCGCAAACTTTCGGCTTCGCAGTTGGCGCGGTCAGCACATCGACTAACTCTGCCATCACTGTGCAGCTGGATGTATTCCGGAACGGTTGGTAAGGAGATAAACTATGGCTGCAGCGGCAATTCTTAAAGTTGAACAAGGATGGGCTGGTGACAGAGTTCGTAACCGCGTTATTCTTACCTCAGCTAGTGCAACGACTGATACTGTTACTCCCGCGAAAGTGGGCCTAAAACAGATCACGGCGGTTGTACCTACTGGGCGGAGTGGCTCGATTGACGGAATCACTGTCATTGCTGCGGGTGCTGCGGATTATGTGAATAGCTCGGGTGTAATCAAAGTTTACATCCCTACTAGCACATCAGCTGTCAGCTCCGGTAACTACGAGTTTGACTTCTACGGTAAGTAGCAAATTTGCAGGGGGGCTCTACCAAGAGCCTCCCTACTTTCCAGGAGCTTAGATGGCACAAGATACATTCTCACAAGTTTGGAATCGCGTACTGCTCTATGCCCCTGGCACACCAGTAGCACTAGCTCAAGCATTTGTAAAAAACACTTACAAGAGATGCTTGGACTTACATTACTGGAGTGAACTCTACAAAGACTCAGAATATACTACCATTGCCGAAGTCAATGCAGGAACAGTAGCAGTCACCAATGGCTCAGCTACTGCCACCCTAAGTACTCCTTTGGCTAATGCCACAACATATCTGGGGAAGCAACTCCGAGTCGGATCTTATCCGCCCTACTACACGATCACCGCAATTGATGGCACCTTTACGATTCTAACCTTGGACATAGCTTACCCGGGCGTAACTGCC